GCCCTGCAGCATGTGTACCAGTACCAGAAAAGTCAGTATCGGCTTCATCAAAGAAAGCTTCCGCTCCGCCTTGAGTACCATACTTAGCTTTCATAGCAAAGATAAGACCAGTTGGACCAGTCATTGGTTGAACACCAGCTACATCATAAGCGATAAGATTTGGCATAGCTCTTCTTACGAGAGAGATAAGTACCGGATCAAATCCTTTGATGTTACCAGCTGTAGCACCCATACCAGCACCGACTACGTTAGCCGCTTCTGAAATATAGTTACCACCCATTTGAGCTGCTTCTTCTGCAAGAGCAACTTCTTGATTTTCTAACAATCGAGCTGTAACAGCTTTCTTGTATTTATCCTGAATAACTGGTGCACTTTCGTGTTCCAGGACAGGACCCCATTTTTCCATGAGTTGTGAGTCTGCATTAAACATTTTTTAGTTCCCCTAATTTGTTTTATGAATAGTTTTTACTAATAGCTTGTGTGTATCTAGCCATTGAATCTGAGATATCAGCAGTTTCTACTGAGTCATTTCCAATGAGACTTTTTACTTCGTCAGCCTTCTCATTAACTTCCTTTGTGAAGTATGATTCTTTAACAGTTTTAACTTTCATTTCAAAAGTTTCTTTGTTATCAAAATCAATATCTTCAACTAAAGATGCTAACTTCTCAGCTTCAGTTTCAGCTAAACCTAAAGAATTTTCTCTGATTACATTTGCTCTTTCAAGTTCTTGAACGGACTCATGTAGTCTGATATTATCTTCTGTTGATTTATTAAGGTTCCCTTCTAGTTCAGCTACTTGCTCTGATAAATCATCAACAAGGTCTACTTTACCTTCTGGAACATCAATGTAATGTTCTGTGAACACTTTTTGAAGTGAAGTCATGAACTCTTCAGCAATTTCAGTCCTAAGACCATTAACTACTGATACTTCATTTTCTTTCATCCAATTTTCAACAACGTATGAAAGGTAAGAATCTACCTTCTCTACTAGCTGAGATTGAACTTGAGAAACTTCTTCTTCAAGATTTTGCACGTATTCGGCTTCTAATCTATCAACTTCTTCAGTCAACTTAGATGTTAATACTGCTTCGAAAATAGCTCCGGCCTTTCCTCTGAATCCTTCAGAAAGGGTTGCTTCTTCTAACACTAGTGCATCTAGGTCTTCATCAAAATCAATTGATTCGACTTTTGCTTTAACCTTAGGTTCATCTTTCGTTTTACCTTTGACTGCAGCAATTGCTTTGCCAACGGAGCCATCATCTTCGGCCTCGTCAACTTTTGCCATTTTAGCGTAAAGTTTTTGTGCATCTTCTTTACGTGCTTTCTTCAACATTTCTACTGCGGCTTGAATAACACCTGCTTTAGTTTTTGGAACAGAAAGTTCTGGAGCGGCTTCTTTAACCTCTTCTTCTTCTTCCTCTTCTTCTTCTTTTACATCTTCATCTTCCGATTCAGATTTAGCAGCTGCCTTCTCTTCAAGAGATTCCTCGTCTAAATTCTCATTTTCAACGAGCTCTTCTTCTTGAGTAAGCTCTTCACTAGCAATGTCTTCAACAAGCTCTTCTACTTTATTGTCGATTGACATAACATTCTCCTATATTTTAGAGTTTAGTTTAGAGAGGAAATTCTTAAAAGCTCTGATTTCTACATCCGCAGAATTCATATTTTTAGCTTCTTTTATTTCAGTCTCAATTTCTTCAATTTCTTGTGCCACAAGGATACCATTATTCCAAACCCAATCTACGCCTTCCATGATGCCATCTACGAAAGCACCAGGAGCCGAAGGGTCTTGAACAATGTCAACGGTTGCAAGCATAAAATCCTTACCAACATGTTGAGTACCATTCTTCTGTACAAGAGTTCCCATACCACGACTTGAAACACCAAGCCTAACACCACCTTCTAATAATCCTTCAACTATTTTTCCCATAGGGGTCTTAAGTATTGATGCTTTTCCCACAACGTCATCTCCCTCCCAACGGAGTTCAGTGATTTTGTGTGAAACTTTATCAAGATTGATAGTCGGCCCATCTGGGTGATTTAATTCACCTACCGCTCTACCAGTCTTTACTTGTTCTTTTATATACTTATTAACTGCGGCCTCTAATACCGTCTTGTCATAAGTTCTTTTATTTCTGTTCTGTCTATTGGCCTGCATGAAGACACCTTCTATAACGTATCCTTTCGAACCGTCTTTACGTGCTTCTTGAATAACCTCTAGGTCTGTTTCTAAATATTCGGCTATAAGCTTCATTTTAGCTCTTCTCCCATCAGCTTAATAAAATCATTAGCTGATTTTTCTGCATCCTTTGCATTTCTAAAGTTGTCATCTAGTTTTTCATTGTCTACATATACTGCAAACTTGTTACCTTTCTTAGAGATAACTATATCTAGTGATTTTTTCTTGCCACCTTTATAGACCTTTACCTGTTTTTCTCCAGCGCCTAACTTAGTAACTTTTTCTCTTAGTTCTACAAAAGAAAGCATTTATTTATTCCTCTTCGGTATTAACTGTAGCTCTATCTTGTAGTGTTGATGCCACTTCGATTTTCTTAGCATCTAGTGCCGCAGTTAATTTATCTGCCATAATACCATTAAATGAATTATTAGCAGAAACATTATCGCCATTTTTTAAATTATCAATTAAATTTTCAATAGTCATTTATATTTTCCTTGTTTATATATTTATAAAAAAAAGTATCTCAAGAACTAGAAGTCTTCGTCACTTTTGTGCATACCAGCAGCAACCTCTGCTTTTATCTGGTCTTCCATTTCTTTCTTCGCTTCATCGTCCAGTTTTAGAATATTCTTAGCAGCCCACTCATGTGAGATATACTTACCAATATAATCTTCTACTGAACTTAACATATCAAATCTTTCTTTCCATATCTCAGCTTCTTTCAATTCTGAGAAATAGTTATCTTCGATATAGTTAAACTGTATTTGTTCTTTCCATTGGTCCCAATCTTGTTTAGTAATAATACCTTTTAACAGTAATTGAGTTCTTAGTGTTTGCCTAAATAGGTCACTAAATCTTTTTCTAAGTCTATCAATGAACTTCTTAAACTTAACTTCATCCCTAGAAATTTCAGTACTTCTACCTAAAGTAAAGTTAGCTTCTTGTTCTAATCTATTTACTGGTACATTTAATGATTTATATAGTTTCTTTTGGAAGTATATAATATCATCTATCTGGCCAAGATTTTCTCCACCTGGTAATGTAGTAATCTCTGTACCTCTACCGCCTTCTCTTCTTGGTAAGAAGAAATCTTCCAACATTGACATATGCTTCTTATCATCTTTAATGTTACCAGTCTTAGCATCATAGACCATTTTATTTCTATATTGGCCCATGATATTTTTAAGATACTCTTCTGCTTTACCCTTAGGTAAGTTACCAACATCAATATAGAAAATTCTTCTTTCTGGCGCTCTACTTATTCTATAGATTACCAGCGAGTCTTCCATCATTCTAAGTTGGTTAACAGGCTTAATTGCTTTCTGTAAGTAACTTAATATTCTTCTTCTACTTGCATCCAATACACCTGATGTGCAATAGATAACTGAATCTGGGTGAATTTTAATTCCTTGATTAGACTTGCCCATAGCAACATCTTGGAATAGGAAGTATTCACTTTCCTTTTTAATAACATTTGCCCCTGTTTTAGGGTCTTTCTCTTCTTCAACCTCTTTAATCTTTCTAAGTTTAGTTGGGTCGATATAACGTAATTCTTTGATACCATTCTTTGGATTCTTATCATCAATAATAACGTGATAAGGTAATCTGCCATCTACATACCATCTACGGAAGATATCATGTCCGTAACTGTTAAAATTATACATAGAAAGAATATTTGAAAACTCTTCTTGTATAGTTTCTTTAATCTTATCTGAAGCCTTTACTTCATCTAATACTAATCTTATTGGAGTGTCCGTATGGTCACCCACAATTGCCTCATTCATAATATCTTCAATTGCTGCATCACATTCTGGTTGAGTTGATACATCACGATACTTAAAAATAAGTTCTATTTCATTCTTTGCTTTATCACCATCTAGGTCAAGATATGCACCAAAGTGCCCACCTGCCTGAATGACACCTGCGCCGTCTTCATCTGTATTTGGAACAAAAGAAGGCCTAACAGGTTCTTGATTCTGTTTCTTTCTGTTTATTTCAAAGCCGAAAAAATCTGCCATTGTTAATCCTCTAATAATAATATAAGGAGGGGAGGTTTAATTCCCCTCCGTCTACTATTATTTATACTAGTTTTAGCTAGTAGTTCCTGACTCCCAGTAATTAACCTGAAGTTCTACTGTAAACTCTTCGATTGTATTCTCATTTTCATAAGAAAGGTCGATAGCTCCAATATTCGTTGGGAAAGTTCCTCTAAAGTCATATCTCTTAACAGCTTTACCTTCTTTATCGAGTTGTTCGACAATCATGTCAGCCATATAATCATTAGGGTTTGCTATTCCAACGTTAGCTTCGTGTTGGTTAATACCGTTAGACCATCTTTCAAATGCATTTCTTACCTTGAAGTCTGTATCGTTAATTACAGTTATTGTCCAAGGTTCAAATGTTCTGTCACCAGCCATTATCAACTTTCTACCCCTAAATGGAATTTCCACTGGAGATAGGATTGAAGCAGGAAGCTGAGCAGCCTTACATAAGAAAGAGGTAAGTTCAACATCACCTTCAGCATAGCCAGGGAAGTTAACTGTCGCTTTGAACATGTTAGCCCTTGCACCGCCACC